GAGAACTTGGAGTTCTTTGTCTGTCAACATTTTCTTTACCTTTAATTTGTCGTTCTTTTAGAAGAGTGTCTGCAACACGCATACGGCGTTCAAACTCTTTGTCTTCTGCGTCTCCTTCACGGAGGTTTCTAGTGACTGCGTTGATACGGTCAATCTCTAGCTCCATAGGTACAGCCTGTGCCTCTGCAGCCAGCTTAGAAGCCCTAGCAGCAGACTCTTGAGCCTGTGCGCCTAGTGCTGCTGTCTGGGACTGCTGGAACTCAAGCTGAGCCTGTTGTGCTGCCTGTGCCATCTGCTGTGCTTCTGGGTTAGGCTGCATCGCTTGTTGCATTGCTGCAATAAGTTCTTCACGGTTAGACAAGTTCATGTTGTCTATGATGGACTGGATCAGAGTGTTGTACAACGGTGAGTCTTTTTGCATAGTCTGTAGTAGTTGTACAAGCTGTGTGACTTCGTATTCCCTTGCGATGATACCTAGGCTGCTAGTGGCGTTGAACTTGTAGTCAGCAACAGGGTAGTTCTCAGGGTCAAACTGCATGTAACGGTAAGCTGCCTTCTTGACAAAAGGTATCAGGAAGGACTGCTGGAAGTTAATCAGTGTACGCTTATGGCGCTTAATGATAGCACCAAGAGACATACTAATGCCAGCAGCCGTCGCTTCTCCATTGACTGAACCCGCAATACCAGCAGAGTCCACGGCACCAGTAGCTTGTTGTACCATCTGCTGCAAAGCACTTGCCTGTGCAAATGTGATCTGACTGACCTGACCAAAGTTAAACGGTTGTAGAACTTCACGAGGATCTCCACTGGTTAGAATCATTTTACCCGGACGCACTTCAGGTTTAGCACCTCGTGGTAACCTAGTGGCGTCCACAGCCAGCATGGGATGAATCGTAAGACTCAGGGCGTCAATCCTAGCTCGTAACTCAGTGTCAAGAGCTTTCTGTGAGTTGTAACCTTTTTCACATACGCCACGACCCCAGAACCTTCCGGGTACTACGTCCCATGGGAAAGCAACTACAGGTCTGTCCTGCATCATGTAAGGGTTAGCCTCTGCTTTCAACAAGACTCCACCATTGGCAATCACAACTACTGCTTCTACGTACTTAGACTTAGATTCAGAACCCGTGAGTTCTACTACTTCTTCGTCATCGTCTTCTTTTGTAGCGTTATCTAGCAGTTCTCGTGGTACTAAGCCGTAGTACTTCGTCAGACGAACTTTGTCGTCACTGTAGATCGTGATGTCTTGGTCAGGCTCTAAGTCAGAGTCCGGCGCTGCCGTACCTACGTACACGTCCTTGTACACACCTTGTTCCTGCAGCAGTTCCACCTGATGTAAGCTCACGAACTCGTCAATGGCTACACCCATGGCTTCCTCAACACTGGTAGCCACTGGGTCAATCAGGAAGTTCTGAGGCATCACGGGCTTGAGTTTAACCTTGACTCGCTCCATGATGTTGACACCGACTGCCTGTAAGTCACCACCCATGATGGGCTGTGTGGCCGGTGCCATCTCTTTCATTTCCTCAATAACAACCTCACCAATACCTACGCCAAACACGGCTGCATTGATGAGACACTCTGCTACTGCTTTACGAACCTTGCAGTCCTCAAAGTCTTCCGTAAGTTTATTACGCAGGAACAACACGTCCTGCTTCTGGGTATCACCCATGTTGTCACTTACGTCAAACCACTTGCCACGTCCAAAGGTGGCTTCTTCCATCTCAGCTACATTGGACTCTACTGCTTGCTGCAACGCAGGTGAGATGATTCTGGATCTTTCAGAAGCTCTGTCGGAGTCAGCAGGGTCCCAGATGCCCCGCCAAAGTCTGTAGTACTCGTCAAAACGTGCCTCATAGTTTGACTCGTAATGGTCACGCCAGTCTTCACACTTAGTAATTACCCAGTCCTCTAAGGACTCTTCGATCATTAGTGGGTCTTGTTCAAAGATTTCACTCATATTATCCTACCTTAAACTTGTTTGCCTTGCGTCTGTTTGCTGTGCGACTAAGCACTTGTAGATTGTGTTCTGTATGTAGTCCACATACTTGCTCATTCTGTAGAGGGACAATATGATCTATTTCAAACTTAGGGCTAAGACCTATGGCTTCAAACATTGCGTTAGCTTCGGCAGCATTGATATATAAATCATTTATGTACTGCTGATTGGCCCACAGAGGCTGTGCGTTTTTAGCTGTTCTTCTTCTTTTAGATGTTCTTGCTGCTGATTTTGCTTTATACTGTATTGGGTCTTTTGCCTTACTTTTTTTATATTCTTTAGATCTACATCCTTCGTTTACCGCTCGCCACGCATACACGTCTTTCACAACACAAGACCGACATTTGTTTAATCTACCGTCTTTCATCCCTTTGTGCTTATGAAACTCAACAGTGGGCTTATTCTTGCTGCATTTAATACACTTCTTCATCAGTACCCACTCACAATGTCTAAAATTTCATGTTCGTCGATTTCGTAGTCATAGTCATACGCTACGTTTGCTAGTTGATCTACGTAAGCTAAAGCATCAACCAAGTCGTCGTGAGTTAGTGGATCAGGGAATTGAAACAGTTGGTCCAAGAACCTAGAGTTCCACTCGCCTCTATTGAGTGTCACAAAGCCATTCTCAAACCTGCCCTGTAACGCCCACATCACCCTGTCAGTCTTTTTCTTGTTACCGTGGGTTAGTTCTTCAACTCTAAAGAACGTCCCGTAACGCTTCTGTAGGTCCGTTAGAGGAGACATTACTGCTTGCTTTGCTATGCCTCTTTCGATACCCACACTTACTGGTTTGTAGTCCCTGACAGCCTGAAATATTTTAGCTGCAGTTTCGTCTAAACTCCAACGACCGTATATAATGTTTTCCACGTACCAGCCATTAGGATTAACTTTTACTACTGCTATAGCTGTCTCGTCAAGCTTAGTGTTCTTAGTTCGTTTCTTGTTGACTTCTTCAAAACCTGCCAAGTCAACAGCTATGTAGTAGTCTCCTTCGCCAGAACCCTCGTCGTCAAACTTTACCCAGTCCTCTTTAAACATTTCTGACCCACGAGCTTCAAACGACGCCATAAACTCCTGACGAAACGCATAGCTAGACATAGACTTTTTAGCAGTGTTAATTTCTTCGGGGTCAAGTATTGGGTTGTCATAGGAAGTAAAGTGCCATGCTTTGTAAGTCTTGTCGTCTCCTAGTTCAGCGTACTTGTACAGTTCGTAGAAGTGGTTGCGACCCATAGGCGTACCTATGAACATAGCACAACCTTTTTGGTCAGCCAGTGCAGGTCTTAGGATCTGCTCAAATACGTCAGGCTTCATGTCTGCGTACTCGTCCAACACTAGGAACTTCAGTGACACACCACGCATAGTCTCTGGTCTGTCGGCACCTTTGAGGCTAATGGTGGCCCCGTTGATTAACTTAATCTGCAGGTTGTTAATATGACTACCTGAGATTACAGGGTGACCCAGCTCTAGCAGAGTCTGCCACATGATGTCTCTGGCCTGACCCTGTGTTGGCGCTACGTAGAACACATGGCCTCTTTCGGCCTGCAAAGCGTTCACAATTAGCAGCCAAGCAGCAAGCCTTGATTTACCTGTACGTCTACCTGCTGCTACTATCTTAAATCTAGTGTCGTCAGCCCAGACTTCCTGCTGCCACGGCAGTAACTCAATGTCAAGATCCATTAAAGTTAGGGAAAGCCGCAGGTTCATTCATCAGTTTAAACGTAAAGGCAATCTCTACGTCACCAGCAGATCCTGTTTGTGCTTTTACTACGTCTCCGTTGTGTAGTACAAAGATTGGTGCATCTGCTTGACCACCTAAGATTTCTTTGGCTCCGCTATTTAATGAGTTGCTGTCCAGAAAGTACAACTGGTCTACACCAGCACCGTCTTCCCACCAGCAGGACACGTTGTTTGTACTGCCGCCGTGATTAGCTATGAATATATAATTAACCCATAAAACGTAGCCAGTAGGGACTGTGAACAGAGATGTCTCTGAAGTGTCCGCTAAAGTCTTATGTTTGGTGTAGTACATCATGTTAGTAGAGCCACATAACTGGAGTTGTGCCTCGTGTGTCCACATGGACAAAGGTCTTAGCAATGCCTATGCCCGTGAAGCCAAGAGCAAGTGCCTTTTGTACAATGATGAAGCGATGGCCGCCAAAGCTGACTTGGATGTCTGCAGCAATGCCCTGAGCATGGGTCCCCGGAACTTCCTTGTTAGCCTCTATAGGATGTTCAATGGGGTGTCTATAACCGCTTGTTATGACAAACGGGAACCCACACTCACCACGTAAACGATCAAGCTTCTGTAGGAACTCTGGTTCCATCTTGTTGTCACCAGTGACTCTGCAGTTGAACTCTTCCAGTGTAAAAAACTCAAGACTCATCAACTACTTCTCCTTCGATTACGTCACCAGGGTCGCTTACGTCTACAGCACCAACACCTGTTATGTTGATCTGTATGGCGTTTCTACCACCGTCCTTCACTACTTCCTTCTCAAATGCACCTACTGGCAACATACGGTCCATAATTAGCTTCCAAGCAGAAGCCTGATTCTTATGGTCGTTGTCAAGTGCAGCATCAAAAATAGTCTCAAGGACTTTCTTTGACTTCGGTGAAGCCAACATACGAGCTTTGTACTCGTTGATTATAGCAGCGTCACCCTTTGGTCTGCCTACTTTACCCTTGTTACCGGGTTTTACAGCAGCTACTTCTGACTTCCGGGGTCTGCCACGACCTCTTTTTTTAATTTCAGTGGTCATAACACAAATTGTCCCTAATTACAACTATAGTATAACATAAGTATTCACATAAGTCAAGCTATTTTTACCTTTGGGCGGCACGAGTAACAACTACGTGTTGAATCAAGTAGTTACAGTCGTTGAAACACGGTGTAATATTCCTAATTTTCACCTATTTTGTGCTTGAGTGGCAACTACAATTATAAACACAGGACAAACCCGGCCCCCGGTCCAACATTTGTCAGCCTGTGCATAACCTGTGGATAACTTTTGAGGCTGACCACGGGTTGCAACACGGGATGCGACACGAGAATCAACACGAGATGCGCCCTAATGTCACCCAAAGGTTACAACACGAGGTGCGGCACGAGCTGCAACACGAGTTTTCACGAGTGTGGGGGCTAATGTAGTAGCCTTTGGAGTCCAAGCGCCTAGCACGACACGAGGCACAGCACAAGATACATCACGAGTTTATATAGTGGTGCATCACTGTAAAAAATAGTTATGCTTGGGGGTTGCAATGGTTGCCCAGTCTGCTAGAGTTACTACATCGATTAACTACATAGGAGCGACACATGAGCAGAGCAATTAATGGAATCACCAACGAAGCAGCTGCAGAAATTACTAAGTTATTTAAAACCGTACACGAAAACGAAAAACTGGTCTCATATCTTTTGAGTGATGCTTATCGAGAACAACGGCAAAGGAATGATCATTCTTGCTATTGGTCTTTAAGATATGGATGGGCCGAAGCGATGATCAAACTTGATGACAAATTTGGCATAACACTGCCGAATATTGAATACGTTCGTGAAAGAATTGAGTATTTTGAGGATAAAAAATATTCAGAACGCAAAAGAAACGCAGAAAAATCACTCGAAGAAACTGAGAAACTAAAGCACTGCCCTTGTTGACACGAGGGCTTTGCTGTAGTATCTTAGCTAACAACACAAACCCAACACAAGGAAACCACAAAATGAAACTAAGACAAGTCAAAAGCAACGTCACAGAGCTAACCATAGGCGATACAGTGATTATGTTCAGCTATCAGACGCCAGTTGCTGGCTATGATGACCACGGCGCATTCAGGACCGACAGAAAGTACTCTGTCACCACATCGCGGCAGATCAATCAATACCTAGGCGGTAAAGAGGTTGGGCGCACAGTGTCGCAGGACTACATCAATTCACTAGTGGAGGTAGCGTAACATGAGGATAGTTTTCGATAAAGACCGTAAAGGTATTCAAGAGTGGCTGAGGTTCAACACTATGGGACCACATAGCAAAAGAGATATGCTATTTGTTGCCGAACAGCTTAGGCGTGATCTTACCCCTAAAATGGCGAAGTTTTTTGATAGTTTAATCCATGAGGGACGCGAACATGAGGCACCTAGTAAAGAACAGTTGGTCAGTTTTCACTCGATCATCGATGAATTAAAACAAAAGTTGAGGAGGTAGCGTAATGTTAAACACAATAGCAGTTGAAGCAGGGACGTCCCACAATCAATTTTGTTTGTATTGGCAAGACGAGAACGGTAACGGGTCAGAGTTTATTTGTACAGTCTACGGTTTTGAAAATGCGGTCAGGGTAGCAAATGGCATATCTGTCGATCAAGCCGAATACGTCAAGCATCCCGGCTCTAACCCATTTCAAGAGGTAGCGTAACATGACAAGAGCTAAACTTTACAAAACAGTAGCACTCGACGCCCTATTGTCTTTCCTAGGTTCCTGTGCTATCTTTGGAACCATCATCTTAGTCGAGGTACTGTACTATGCGAGCTAAAGTAAACAAAACCGCTAAACACAACGGCAGACCTGTGGGTTTTACTGTAAAAGTTAGAGGTCTAAAGTTCCCAAGAGAACATCAAGGCTGGTACTTTCCAAAAGACTGTAAACCGGAAACAGCATTAAAAATGGCTTTGAACGATTACGAAAACTACTTAAAAGACAGAGGCAGCAAATGAAACTACAGTTTTACACAATCTGGGCCAGTGTACCAAAAGCCGACTGGTTGCCTAACGGTGGCCTCAGTTGGGCTAATAAAGGCACCTATCGCGCACCTAGTGCCTACTCTGCCATCGAACAGGCAGCGGCAGACGGCTACTATGTCAAAACAGGGGACAAGATCACACCAAGAGATTCAAAAGAAATCATTATAAAACTGGAGGCGTTACAATGAAAAAGCAAAGACTAACACGGGTTGAGGTCCTCGATCTCTTCATGCTACTGCTTGAATTCCGGGAGACTGAGCCGGGACTGTCCAAAGATGACGTAAGGTCCCTAGTCGCTGCGCTGGACGTCCTAAACACAGCACAACGTGAGCGAATGCTGGCAGAAGAGGACCGTATAGGTTGAAGATCAAAGTAGAAGGTAGGCAGTTTACAGAGGCACAGCACAAAGAGGCCGTAGCATTTCTACAGAAGATCTTGCTAGACCTAGGCCGCCATGCTGTGGTAACATTGGGCAATGCTAGTGTTCTGCTGGATGACCACAGACAACTGGCACAACTGATAAACGAAAGGAGGAAGTAGTAGTGAACCTATTTTACACCCACGAGGACCCATGGAAAGCAGCGCGGGATCTAGCAGACTCACACGCCGTTAAAATGCCTCTTGAGCAATCTCAGATGATGTCAGCGACACACAGGCTGCTAGAGACGCCACAGGCACCCTTTGTGTATAAGCTGACCCACGCTAACCACCCTAGCACAAAGTGGCTCAGATCGTCTCAGATTGCCTACAAATGGGGTCTTGAGTACCTAGAGGCATTGTTTGCAGAGTACACCCACAGATACGGCAAGATTCACAAGACAGAACGTGAGAAGTTGCAGTACCTCAAAGTTGTACCAACAGCGCTGCCTGACTTACCCTTTCAGCCGCCACCACAGTGTATCTATGACGATTGCAAGACAGAGGACACAGTGCAGGCATACCGTAATTATTACAAAGTGAGAAGGAGTGAGATAAAAATGAACTGGACCAAAAGGAGTGCACCAGCATGGCTGTAGAATGTAGCATTGATAGAGATATAGCAGACTTCAGGATAGAGGTTTATTACTGGGATTATGTCTTAGTTGACAACGTAGTAACCCGTAAAGACAAGGTTTTACTAGCCTATGTCCCCATGTTCTTTAACTACGAGTTAGAAAGAGATGATCAAGAGTACGCAATGATGAAGCTCAGGACTCAAATGATTGAACTGTACAGAGATTGGCCTGACGGTGAGGTAATCGTTGAGCTAGTCATAAAAGAGGAGTTTGTAAACGGATGAACATATTCAAGAGGCTCTACAGAGCCATACACAGCATCTTCGTAGACATTGCAGAAGGTAATGTGACTGAAGACGACTTTGATCTCATCTTCTGGACTGCCATGGTGGTCTGGTGTTTGTTCATCGTCGTCATGTTTTCAACCTTTGACCCACCATCCCAACCAATAGGAGTTATGTAGTATGAAAGTAGATTTATTAGACATCATGGGGTCAGACCTAACGGTAGTCAATGCTGCTAGAGTGTCATTCGCTGCTGAGTCAGACGAGTTCGGTAGTAGAGACAAGAAGCTCATCAGGTACCTAGCAAAGCACAACCATTGGACACCCTTTGCACACGTTCAGGTTCAATTCAGGATTAAAGCTCCAGTATTCATAGCTAGACAACTCCATAAATCTCAAGTGGGCTTGACGGTCAATGAAATCTCAAGACGGTACGTAGACATTGTTCCTGAGTTCCATCAGCCTGACTCATGGCGAAAGAAAGCTGACAACAAGAAACAAGGGTCCTCTGAGGAATCATTTGAAGGCCGTGAGGCGAAGCGTTGGGACACCCTTTACTCTGACCTTGTGGAGAACTCAAAGGCCCTCTACGGCAACATGATAGCTGCTGGAGTGGCACCAGAGCAGGCACGTATGGTTTTACCACAGTCGATGATGACTGAGTGGTACTGGACGGGTTCACTGGCAGCCTTTGCACGAGTGGTGCAGCAAAGGATCTCCAGTGATGCACAGTACGAGTGCCAGATAATTGCACAAAAGATAGACCAAGCTCTTGCAGTAGCAGAAGAAGTAAGCTATTCTTGGGCATGTCTAACTGAAAGGGAGTGATACACATGTTGAACAACAAGGAAAACCTAGACATCACTAGTCATGACGAAGGTTGCGTGACAAAGGAAGCAGTAGAACACATGGCTGACAATCTGGCACTAGACGAGATGCACAATCTGCACTTCGGTGACATCCAGTTTGTACTCAAGGACCTACTGCGTGACAAGTACAGACGTATGGTGCCTACTCAGTTGCTACAGTTGCACAGAGACAGGTTCTACTACGTCTACTCAGACGAAATGACACGAGAATACAAGGAGTCATGATGGGCAGTCTAAAGAAAGCCGTAGCAGTTTTACTTACGATACCACTATGGTTACCCATACTTTCTTACATGGTGGTACAGTACTTAATCATTGATTGTCTTAAAACAGACAAAGACCTAGAGGAGATTTAAACCATGAGATGCAAAGCCTGTAATAAAATTTTGGAAGACTCAGAGTTGACACGTAAGGACGCCAGAGGTGACTTCTACGATCTGTGTGGAGTCTGTCTCAAGAGTATACATGCGTGTGAAATGGAGGACGATAATTTTTTTGAAGAAATCAGAGGAACCCTCTTGACACCAGAGACAGATTATGATACCCTCTACTAAAGTAGTACTTAGGTTACAACTTAAGTAATTAACTAAAGAAGTAAACAGTAGTAGTTACTACTGTAGTTACTACAGGAGTACTTCTGTAGTAACTACAGTAGTAAAATAAAGTTCGAAGGAGGTGACACGGCATTCAAAACTGTGGTATACTATTAGTATGGCCAGTGAGAATCATTGGTCAAAACAAAAGCAAACAAACGGAGATTATTCCTATGGCAGCAGCAGCTACTACTATCGAAGGCATTGTAAACTTCAGCAACCTGACTCAGCACGACGTGTACAACGGTCAGGACACTGGGGCATTCTCAATGACCATCACTATGTCCGAAGACGACGCTTCAACACTGGCAGCACAGGGTGTGAAGATCAAGGACTACCAAGGCAACAAGCAGCGTAAATTCAAGTCAAAGTACGACATCAAACGGTTCGATGCTGAAGGTAACCAGTACAACGGAGAAGTACCTTACAATTCTAAGGTGCGCCTGAAGTTCAAGCTGGGTCAGCCTCATCCTGTACACGGTGTAGCAACTTACCTTGAGGCTGTGAAGGTCTTGGAGGAAGCAGAGATGACCGAAGGTGACGCTTCGGACTTCTAAAGATGGCTAAATTCATTAGACATGAGGGTTGTCCGAAGTGTGGTTCTTCGGACTCCCTAGCTATCTATGACGACGACGGCGCACATTGTTTCAGCGCTGGTTGTAACTACCACTACAACGGCCTAACAGGTATGACTACACAAGCAACAAAAGTAACAACTGTGAAACCTCTGAACATGTTTGGAGTCGTAGCAGCAATACCACACAGACGTCTGTCACAGGACACTTGTGGTAGGTTTGGTGTGACTGTGGAGTACTCAACTACAGGCGACATCGTGAGGCACTACTACCCGTACTACAACCTAGATACAGGTGAAGTAGCCTCAGCAAAAGTACGTGAGGTGAAGACCAAGAACTTCCACACTAGCGGTGACGTAACCGGAGTTGGGTTCTTTGGTCAACACCAATGTAAAACAAACAAGTACATCACCATCACTGAAGGTGAGTTGGACGCCTTGGCAGTGTACGAGATGTCAGGCAGACAGTGGGACGTGGTTTCACTTCGGTCCGGTGCTTCCAATGCGGCAAAGGAAGTCAAGGAACAACTGGAGTGGCTTGAGTCCTACGAGAATGTCGTCGTGTGTTTTGACAACGACAAAGCAGGTGACTCAGCAGTAGATCAAGTCAAGGACCTCTTTAGCCCCAACAAGCTCAAGATCGTCAAGCTACCACTCAAGGACGCTGGCGACATGCTCATGGCTAACAGAGTCAAGGACTTTACGCAAGCATGGTGGAACGCCAAGACCTACAGACCCGACGGTATCGTCGCTGGTACGGACACATGGGAAAACCTAGTTGAAAAACGTAATGTCAAGTCGATCCCTTACCCATGGGACGGCCTGAATCACATCACTAGAGGCCATCGTGCCTACGAACTCGTGACCATCACCAGTGGCAGTGGCATGGGTAAGTCTCAATTCATACGTGAGATCGAGTACGACTTACTCAAGCGTTGCGAAGGTAACATCGGTGTCCTAGCGTTGGAAGAGGACTTGTCACGGACGACACTGGGCATCATGTCAGTAGCCGCCAACAGACCCCTACATCTGGAAGAGGACACACCTGTGGAGGACCTCAGACCCTTCTGGGAATCAACCATGGGTACAGGGCGGTACTACTTGTTTGACCACTGGGGTTCTACTTCTGCTGACAACCTTCTGGGACGTGTGCGGTACATGGCTAAGGCTCTGGACTGCCGGTTTGTGATCTTGGACCACCTGAGTATCGTTGTTTCTTCTCAGGAGTCCGGTGACGAACGTAAGGCAATCGACGAGATCATGACTAAACTCAGGACACTCGTGGCAGAGACAGGCATCTGCTTGTTCCTCGTGTCACACCTACGACGTTCACAGGGCAAAGCACATGAAGACGGTGCCCAGATCAGTCTAGGCGAACTCAGAGGGTCACAGGCGATTGCACAACTGTCCGACATAGTAATAGGTATGGAGCGAGATCAGCAACATGAGAACGAAGACATCAGGAACACAACAACAGTACGTGTCCTCAAGAATCGTTACACTGGCGAAACTGGCCCTGCTTGCTACCTTTCTTATGATAGGTCTACCGGCAGGTTGAGTGAAGTCGCTAACCCTCACGTAGGAGACGACTTTTGATTTATCTTGATCTTGAGGCCAATGGTTTGACTCCTGACACCATTTGGTGCGTTGTAACCAAGGAAGACGACGTAACACTGGTACATGTGGACCCAGATAGCCTGTCAGAGGCCCTCAGAGGCTCACAGAGCGTCGTTGGGCATAACCTAATAGGATACGATATCCCTGTCCTAGAGCGTCTCTGGGGCGTCTCAGTGGCTTCTGAGAGGGTCATCGATACACTGGTTTTGTCACGTTTGTGTGAGCCTAGCAAGTCAGGAGGACACTCACTGAGGAACTGGGGTAATGAATTAGGGTTCCCAAAAGGTGACCACAGCGACTGGTCACAGTTGTCACAAGAGATGATTGACTACTGTATCAGAGACGTAGAAGTAACGGAAGCAGTACACCAGAAGTTGATAGAGGAGATGACCTGCTTCTCACCTGCAAGCATTGAGCTAGAGCATAAAGTGCAAGTAGCAGTGCAGCAGCAAGAGAAAAACGGTTGGGTTCTGGATCAGTCTTTGGCTAGAGACTTGTGTTCCACATTTAAGGAGAAGATGAATGACATTGAGGAAGAGTTGCAGAAGAAGTTTCCACCTATCGTCCACGAAAGATGGTCAGAGAAGACTGGGAAGCGACTCAAGGACAAGGTTGAGGTCTTCAATGTAGGGTCTAGGCAGCAGATTGCGAAGAGGCTATCGAGCCTTGGGGTTAGCTTCGACAAACTCACGGAGAAGGGCAACCCAATAGTTGATGAAGCAGTCCTAGACACCATTGATCTACCGGAAGCAAAAGTTGTGAGTGAGTACTTGATGCTACAAAAAAGATACGCACAGGTAAACTCATGGCTGGAGCATGTCAAGGAAGACGGTAGAGTCCATGGCAGAGTCATCAGCAACGGAGCAGTCACAGGACGCATGACACACCAGTCACCCAACATGGCCCAAGTACCCGCAAGTCACAGCCCGTACGGACACGAGTGTCGTTCCTGCTGGACTGTGCCTGAAGGTAAGAAGCTAGTGGGTTTCGACGCCAGTGGTCTTGAGTTGCGTATGCTGGCACACTACATGAAGGACGAGGACTATACCAATGAAATCATTAACGGTGATATCCACACAACAAATCAACGACTTGCTGGACTTGAATCAAGAAATCAGGCTAAGACTTTCATCTATGCACTCTTATACGGAGCCGGAGATGAAAAGCTTGGGTCAGTGGCTGGAGGAGGTAGAAAAGCTGGCAAAAACCTTAGAGAATCTTTCCTACATAATCTGCCATCATTCGCAGCTCTTAAGGAGAGAGTTTCAAACGCTTCAGCAAGAGGATACCTCACAGGACTCGACGGAAGGAGACTCCTAGTCAGATCAGAACACTCAGCGTTGAACACGTTGTTGCAAGCAGCAGGAGCCATCGTAATGAAGAA